CAAACTCGGACCCGCCGAACATCGGATACTTCGGTCCGCCAGCCGTGATTTTCGCTTCGGCTTGGGTTTTGCTGGCTTTGAGGGATTTCATTGCCTTGACGTCCATGGAACCGAAACTGGTGGCGGCGGAACGGCTCTTGTTGACCACGAAGTTCGCCACGTCGAAGTTCACTTCCTTCAACGCCTTGCGACCGCCGTTGTTCAGTTGTTTGTCGAGGCGGGCAAGTTCTTTGCGGAAGTCGTCCAACCCCTGCACGAACACTGCGTCGGCTCGGGAGCCTCGTTGCACGTTTGCGGCCATGGTCACCTTCTGGATGCTTCGGCTCGTCGTCTCATGTAGGCGACGATGGCGTTGAACACCTCCGGTGGACAGTCCAAGAGTCCGTTCGGGTCGATGCCGGTCTCCACAGAGATGGCGGCCACCAATCCGATGTAGGAGTCGGTCAGTCTTTTCCCATGTCGGTCGACTCCGGTGCAACGAAATCAACGTTGGTGATTTCGTCCAGCCATGAGTCGAACGGTTTGACTGAACGTCCTGAGGCTCGGGAACATTCCCACCCGAGCCACAGGAGGTGTTCAATCTTCTGGTCTTGGCTCAACGCCTTGACGAGACCGGTCTTGAAATGCCTCTCAAAGTTGACCGCTACCCGAGGGGTGATGGGTGCCAGGTAGGTCTCGTCAGGAGTGTGAACTTTCAGACTGAAGCCGATCATGGGGTCAGGACGTCGCCTTGGTGATAGCGCCGCTGACCGGCCAGGTGACCGATGTCGAAGCGAGGTCGCCGATACCGCCTGCCACTGGTGACCACTGGTTCACCAGACAGGTCATCGAATACGACGGGTTTTCAGCGCCGACTGTTGCCGACGTCGGCTTGACCACGACAGCGGTGGTGGTGCCGAGAAGCGGATAGATGGTGGCTTCCACTTCGCTGGCGGCGAAGTCCTGATGGAAGTCGAGGGAGATGGATGAGTCGGCCAGTCCAGCGACACGGGTGCGGGCCGTGTCACCGAAAGCGGTTGTCTCCACCTCGTCGTAGTTCGTTTCCAATGTGACGGAAGCGATGTGGTCGGACAGGTCGACCGAGTTGATGGTGACCGATACGTCGGTCAGAACGATGCGAGCCATGGGCTACTCCTTGGGTGCTTCGGCCTTGTCGGCCTTGGGGGTCTTGGGGGCTGGTGCGATGTGACCGGCGCTCATAAGAGCGTCGATGTCCGCACCGAACAGTTCGGCTTCGTTGATGGTGTCTCCGGGCTTTCGTCCGGCGACCGGACGAGAACCGGTGACGAGATAGGTGTTCATGGGGTCTCCTATGCGTAGGCGAGGACGTCGAAGTCGACGACGAGGTAGGTCTGGTCCCCTACTGACACGGACTGGATGTTGGAACCAGACCGCACGATGCAGGTTTGGACGACTCCACCGAGGGTTCGGTCGGCTTCGATGGCGGCACGCACACTTGTCGCTCCTGATGAGGACAGATACCCGTAGAGGGTTTGTTGTGCGGTGCGTTCAGAGATGCGGGCCACAACGAGTGACACGGTGACGGTGTGTTCCACCATCCCCTGTTGTTGGGCACCGTGGTAGCGGACTTCGATGAGAGCAGGAATGGCGACGGGCGGGTTGATGACGTCAGGGATGGTGTCGACGACTCGGAGACCCGAGATGGTTGACAACTGAGTCTTGAGGCCCGTCATCACTTGGGCGACGGTGGCGGTCATGCGACAGCGATTCGCTTGAACGGAGCGATCAGAGCTGCCACGTCGGGATCGATGCGACGCACGATGATGGCTCCTAGGTCTCCGAACCCGGCGACGCCGAGTGGTGACTCGTATCGCTTGAAGTGACGGCTCGCCATCAAGATGGTGGCTTCACGAATGGCGTCGGGTACGGATGGCCAGCCCCACGTTGCGGTGACTTCGACGAGGTTCCGAGCAACATTGGAGATCGGGAACAGGCTGTCCAAGGCTCGCAGGCCATAGACCGGTCGTCCCTGCACCAGATTGTTGGACGGTTCGACTTGGAAGTCCACGCCGATGGTGAAGGTTGTTTCGTAGGTGCCGTCACTGTCGTCGTCGACTTTGACGACGAGTCCGGTGAGAGTGGAGATGTCGTCGACGTCGAGGAAGTCGTTGCGTTCAGCGGCGTAGGTGCGTGCTGACGTTGACCCGTCGGCGTAGAAACGGCGGTTGCATTCTCCGTCGATGCGACGGGAGGCCGCTTCAACTGAGTTCTCCAGCAAGGTGTCGTCGACGCTGTCGCTGATGCGGAGCGCCGCCTTGACCTCGGCCAGAGTGCAATAGCCGTTGGTGATAGCCATGGGTCAGTCGGACTTCTTACGAGTCTTGGTGGCGGTCTCGGCGACCGGGTCCACCGTGGCGGTTTCGACCTTGGTGGTCTTGCCGACTTCTTCGGCGTACTTGTTGAAAATCATGTCTCGGGCGACATGGTCGGGCAGGTCGATGGTCTCACCTTTGGGTGGCCATGCCTGTCCGTCGATGGTGCCGTCAATGGAAATGAGCAGGCGAATCTTCACGGGTCTCCTTAGAGAAGGGAGATGGTCGCCCCCGACGGAGGCAATCAGGGGCGACCATCAAGTTGGGGTTGGTCAGGAAGCGCCACCAACGAAGTGCTTCACACTTCCAGTGGTGTCGACCAGGTCGCTGTCAGTACGCAACGTGACACGGAAAGTGCGCACGCTGTAGTCGAAAGCGAAGTCGTCGCTGACTGCCACGTCGATGCCGTTCACCTCTCGGATGAAGAAAGAGGGGAAGTGACCGAATAGGACGCTCTTGGCGGACAGGGCTGGGTTCGGCATCGAGTCATTGATGTAGACCGGAAAGCCGAGAAGGCTGTCGACGTTGCCGTTGAGACCTGGCTCAAACAGGTAGCGGTTCTGCGAGTCCTTCAACTTGCGGGCCGCTGACATCGCCGTGCTGTTCAACATCCAACCGTTTCCAGGCTGGACGGTGTAGGCCGCTCCGACCGAGTAACGGAGGTCGATGAGGTTGTCGGCGGTGAATGCGCCAGTGACTCCGGTTCCACCGGTTACACCAGCGGACGAACGGGTCACGATGCCGTAGGGCTTCGACGAACCATCGCCAGTTGTCATGTGGCCACGGGTGGCGACACCGATGGCAATTCCTGCCTGACGAGCCAAGAAGCCTGTGACGTCAACCGTGGCATCCTGCGCAAGTTCGTTGCTCAATTGCACGAGGGTCACATACTTGTAGGCACCCAGGGTGGTGGTACCAAGTGTGGGGTCCGACGCCGAAGCCTGCGATCCTTCTCCGACGATGCTCGCCGTCGAGAACGCTGTCGACTTCGGAACAGCCAGCGATTCACCGGCCTGAGTGGTGAGAACCGTGGCCACGCCACGAACGACGTTCGCTTGAACGAGGTGCTCCACGATCCGGTCGTACACCGACGACGGCACCATGGTGGCCGACGACTTCGTGACGGCTCGCTTCTCAAAGGTGGCGTTACGAATCTCGCCGTTCAACAGACGACGAATCGTCATGTCATCGACGTCGATTTCGGGCTGAGCTTCGCCGCCAAGGTTGGTGGGGACACCGAGACGAGAACGGGACTCGGCGATTGCCTGGCTCCGCTCTTCGGCTTCGATGATCGACTTGATTCGTGCGTCCTTGGTGTCCAAGTCGGCGTTGATCTTGTCGAAGGTGGCTGATTCCTCAGCCGACAAGTCGCGTCCTTCTTCAGAGGCGGTGTCGAGGATGGCCTTGGCCTGTTCCCACGCTGACGCGCGCTCTTCAGCGAGACGCTCAATGAGGTGATTACTCACGAGGTTTCTCCTTAGGAGGTTGGGGGTTGATGGGGGTACAGGTGGTGGCACACCAATAGCGGGTGCTCCGGGCTGTGATACCGCTTGTGCGGTACATTCGCCGCCATGAGAAAGCGGCGAGTTCTTGTCGGTCTTGCGTTACTAGGGATTGCCGCCTGCGGGGGTTCCTCGGACTCTGGAACCAAGGATGTTGACTCCGGTCGTATCTACGAGGAGCCATTTTCATCTGACCTTCGGGAGTGCCGTTATGAGGTC